CTGAACCATCCTCTGTCATAAAGTAAGCATAAGTTCCATTTGGATACTCAGGAGTTACAGCAAACCTACCATTATAAGCATCTAAACTACCTTTAGGTCCAATATATTTCCAATTACTTGTAGTACCACTTGTATGTACAGGTTGACTACCACCACTACTAATAGCAGCAGTTGCTTCGTAAATTATATCACTAGCATTCTTAACTGTTTCATGTATTGCATAAGATTCAGTACTTAACCAAAGATCAGAATTATCCCAAATATTATCCTGTACTAAATCTCCAAGTGCATATCCATCCTGAACAGTTCTAACACCATGACCTGCAGTTGTATATGCAAATGTATAGAGTGCTGCTGGTGCGTCTACTGGTACAGTAAATCTAATTTCTCTTGCACTTGCACCATTATAAGCACTTAAATATGCTGTATAAGTTACTTCAGAACTATCAATATAGTACTTAATTCCATTTCCACTATAAAGTTTTGTTGTATCACCAATAACAACAGGACTTGTTCCATGCCAACCATCTTCTTGTGTAGAAATTAAAAGATTCTGACTGTTATTACTTGCATCATTCTGTTGGAATACGTATGTTTTTCCTCTTTTAAGATTTAAAAATGCTGGACTAGATCCATCAAATAAGAATTTTCCATTAGAAACTGTTACAACATATGTTACAGTTGCTGGAGTTACTACTTCAGGTCTAGCACCTGCCAATTCTATATTTGTTTTATATCTAAATCCAGAAGTTTCTAAAACAGCACTTCCAGCAGCATTATATCCATAAGGACCATAAATGGGATATCCATCATAAGACATACCAATAATCTTAGAATGTCCATCTGTATGTCTTCCGTAATCTATAGTATTAGGATCATTTGCATCACTTTGATAATAGTCAGTAATATAATAATCGTTAGTTGGTGTATGTGCTTCAATAGTAGGATCTAATATCATATATCCTTCATCACCAGCATATCCAGACATATATCTGTGATGCTTACAATAATAGTAAATACGATTACTTTCATCCGCATTCATTATGAATAACGGTTGGAATTCATTTTCGTAATCTGTAGAAGGATTTCCTAAAGAACTACTATTATAATAAAGTTGACCACCATTTAATACTCCATCCTGTGTAGTACTAAACTGCATAGGATGACCTTGAGGATGAGTACCAGTTATACCATTACTAGCATCTGCTTGGTTCCACTTAATTAGATAATTTCTTTGTACTTTAATATTTTCTGGTGCAAAGTAATAAGTTCCAGGAACAAAAGCACCAAACTCTGCAGCATCTGTACCAAAATCAATATAGAAAATACCATTAAGAAATTCAGTAGGAACTGCATTAACTTTAAAAGTAAATCCAGTAGATCCTAGAACCATAGACTGATCACTCCAAGTACCAGATACTAATCTTAGGTATATTCTAGTAATATTATTACTACCATCACGAGCAATTTTTGTAATAGTACCTTTACCATTACCACCTATAACATCTACAACTCTACCAACTTCAACAACACCTAATGTCTCATCAACATTAGTAACTGTTAACATGATATTATCAAATTCTACTTTTACATTCCAAGTAAATTGCTGTAAGTTACCCCATTCAAATACACCATTAGTATTATCCCATTCAGTAAGAAGTTTACTTGACTGATAATAATAAGTACCATTTTCTACAACAGCATCTGCTGAGTTATTATTTTTAATATAATTGTGTTTAACTGTATCAATATTAAATCCTGGATGAGGATTGCCGTCTGGACCCCATTCTGGAGTGTGCAGCAAACCTCCATTTGCCATTATTCCTGTAACTTTATCTGGTTGATCTTCTCTAGTACCAGGATTAGGAACGTCTTTACCACCTCGGTAAATAAACGTTTGATTAAAAGTTCTATCGTTTAGAGGTCCACCACCAGGAACTCTTTCTGTATCAATAATAGTTGGTTTAGGATCATTATCAGATACTATAGTAAGTCTATCAGATGTACCTTCAAATGTTGCTGTAGTAGGACTGTTTGGATGTGTTTGCCAAATCTTATTAATATCAAATGAATCAATTACGTTAGGGGTTTCCTGTTCTGGAATAATCTGTAAACGCAAAGGATCGTATCCTGAACCTCTATTCAGAACACGAACATGAATAATCTTACCCGAATCATCATCAATAATCGGATAAAGTAATGCTTCTGTATCTGGAGTTCCACAACCATTTACGGTTAAACGAGGGGGATCTGACGATGCATATCCGCTACCACCGTTAACTACTTCTACCGCACGAACCCCAAATGTCTCATCAAAAATTGGTTCAATTACGGCACCAGAACCAGGAACTGTCCTTGTCATTTATTATGATACTACGTTGATTGTTCCTTGCATCGCTGCATGGAGTGTACATTGATAATAAAGAGTAGTAGGAGCATCCATAGGAACTGTCCAATAAAGAACTGTAGTTCCACTACCACTTTGACCTGTTGTGTAAGGTGTACCACTCAATCCTTGAGTGGATTGTATTCTAAATGGATGAGCACCACCCTGAACACTATTGTCAAAAGCATAAGTAAATCCTCTATGTACGTATAGAGTTGCATCATTTGTTGCTGCAGAAAATCCTGGACCATCAAATGTGTAATCAGAAGATCCGTTAGCATTCAATTCCCACCAAGTAATTGGACTACGTACAGGAACCCAACTAGTACCATTATAAAATAACGAATCACCTTGAGTAATACCAGTAACATCGGTATCAGTCAAAGCAGCAAGTGTAGTTGTTAATGTTCCACTAAAATCTACTGTTAGAGTATCACCAGAAACAGCAGTAGTAATATTACTTCCACCTGCAATTGTTAATGTATCTGATTGACTATTAGCAGCAGTCGATCCAGTATCACCAGCAACAGTTGCCCAAATATTCAGAGATGCAATACCAGAAGCATCATCTCCAGGAGCCCATTTAGTTCCATTCCATTTTAAAACTTGATTAGAAGTTGGTGCAGCAGTAGTTGTATCAACGTCTGCTAAAAGATCAATACTAGAATACTGTGTTGCTATTTTTGCTCTAACATCACCTACACCACCAGCAGTTATATTAATATTCACATATGGATTATCATCACCATCTACTGTAAAATAATATCCTGTATAACTTGCAGCAGCAGGAGCAGCAGCAAGTGAAGTAAACTCGTTCTTATATTTTACTTTCGTTGGCATATCAATAGTACCATCAGCACCAGTAAAGGTACTAGTAATACTACCAGCAGAAATAGTTACATTTCCTGTTCCATTAGGAGCAATAGGAATATTACCATTACTAGAAGATACAATCGAATTACCATTAACATCTAATGATGATGTTAAATTACCATAATCAGCAGGTAAAAAAGTCGAACCATTATAGCGTAATACTTGACCAGTTGCAGGATTACTAGTACTAACAGTTAGTGTAGATCCATTACCTATAGCAGTATATAATTCAGTAAAGTTATCATTTATTTTGTCACCACCAGCTCGCAGGGTATCCCCCGTGTTATCATTAGCTGCCGAACCTAGATTTAGAGCTTGTTTAGCCATTACTCGCTACGATTTTTAGTTATTTATGGTGTTAGTTAGGTGCAACTTCTTCTTCGCCATATAGACTAAGATCAGGTGCAGTCCAATTATCTGGTACAACAGTTTCAACTGCGACTGTTGGATCTTGATATCCAGTACCAGGATTGCTAACGGTTACTCCAGCAACACCGACCAGAGCACGTATATTACCTTCAAAACCAGATATAGAGTCAACTCTAACATTTGGTCTAGTTGTATAACCAGATCCTCCAAAAGTTACCTGAACTTTTTCAATAGTTCCAGAGGTAATCGCTGCTTGTCCTTGTGCATCCTTACCAAAGACTGATCCAAGATAGTCAAAGGTGATTAAGGAGTTAGAAGATTCAATAACAGCAACTTCTCTATCCGCAGTCTCACCTTGGATGTCAACAAAGTCACCAGGTTCAATTGGTGGAACAACTTCAGCAGCATCAACGTCTGCCTCAGAACCAACGTATGAGAAGGCAACGAATGTTGATCCCACACGAGGAATTTCAGAGAAGATAATTCTAGAACCAACGATCTCGAAACCTACGCCTGGTTCCTGTATAACACCGTTGAGTGAACATATAATATTATTTTCTGGACGTATTGTAGATGATTGAACACCTTCAGTTAGAGTCAAAGAGTAGAATACATTATTACGCTTGAGGTTGAATGACTGACGTAATGAGTCGAAATCGAATGATATATCATCCAACTGTCTCAACTTACCTACGTAGAATCCTGTGAAGGATGCACCCAATTCTGGTGCTTCAGTAAACTGAATCTGATCTGAGAATGCTGTATATGCATTAGTACCACCTGGAGGTTGTAGAATACCATTAATGAATATGAGCATATGACCTTCAGGATCAGGAAGATACTGTGTGCCATTTTCTCTCGTTAATTTAAATGTTGTCTGAGTACCATCAAATCCCTTGAAGGAACGCTTAACACGTGCCTTAAGATCTACCTTACCAACAACTACAGATTTATATCCATCTGGACCAATAATGGCATCCTTATCATCAAAGGTTCCTTTAATACCACTAAGATATAATCTCTGATTAACACCAACTGTCTTAACATCTTGTATTACAGCAGCTGCTGCACCAGCAGTTGTAACTTTAGTACTAATTGAAGCATAACCAACTGGGAAATTACTATTTCCATAATCACCAATTACATCTCCATTAGAGAATGTGCCTTCTTGTTCAATAATATAAACAAAGTTATTATCGATATCTACTTCAGTAATAACACCCCAAGTATTAAGATCTTGAGTACCAGATACAACCTTGTAAACTCTATTACCTTGAGTAAAGACATTCAGACTACTAATAACAGATATACCTAAACGTATATAACCAGCAGATGCAATTCTATCACCAACCGCAATATCAAGACCTGCGTACTTAGAAACTTCAAGATATTGTCTAGATGCTGAAGGATATACAACAGAAGTTGTCTCAAATGATCCTAATAGACCTTCAGTATCAACTGTTAATGTTCCACCTGTATTGTTAGTTATTGATGCCTCTGCTTTTAAGAAACCAGTTGGTTGTGCAGTAGCAGAACTTGTATATCCCTTGAATGGAACATCATTTGTAAATGTTCCCTTAAGATCTATAACATGCATACGATCTTCAATCGCACTAATCTGAGCAAGTGTTGTGTTTTCTGAACCTTGAATAGTATCAGTAATTGCCCATGTTCCAGCAGTTACTCTAACATCTACGTACTTGTAGTTTGCATCTTCATGGAATCCATAAACAACACCTGTTGTACCAGGAGTACCTTGCTTCTGTACAGTCTCATTCATCGTAAATGGACCATCAGTAATAGTACCATCTATACGGAATCTCTTATAAATCTGAACAACCTTGGCAGAGTTTTCTGCAATTGCTTCAATCTCAGCATAATGATTACTCTGAAGACCATAAACAAAATCAGCATTCCTAAGTCCACCACCAACTCCAAAGATTTCATCACGTGTGCCATATGTAGGAGTTGGTATTGTAATTCCACTTACAGTAATAATATTTGTATAATAAGTATCAACCTTAAGTTGCTCACGAATTATATTCAAATAATGTCTAATGAGTCTAGTAATGGATGGTTTCTCATACTCTGCTGCAGCAGCAGTATCAAAGAACTTATAGTATCCAGCACTAGGAGAAGGAGATGTTAGAGTATCATCTAAGGATTGTCCTAGATAACCTTCTAATAAATCCATAGCATAATTCTTGACATTAAATTCAGAATCAGCATAGAATACTTGTCCAGATACAGCAGTATATGGATCTAATACATTCTTAATAAGTTTAGCACCCCAAACATATAATCCATCAGTACCATTACCAGCATATGCTTGTTGTCCATTAGCATTATTAACAAATACTTGTGCTCTTAATTCACTAAAACCGAAGGAGAATGTGCAAGTGATGTATGCTCTATACCAACCATCTCCGTAAGGAATTAATCCATAAGCATTACCTGTAACACCTAATTGAGGTGTGAATAAAGTACCAACAGTTCCAGCAGTTAGATTAGCATCAAACAGAATTCTCTGAACACCAGCAGTACCTTCATCTAATGCAATTTGAACACGAGCAGAAGTTGCTTCACCTGCCTTAAGGAAAGTAGAGAATGTAAATTGCTGAGTTGTAGAATCAATATCTATTGCACCTGTGTCAAATGTTTCTGTGCTACTATCAAACTTAACTGTGTCAGTATCAAATGTCTCAAATGCGGATAGATTGTAATTTCTATGAATGGTATGAGTATCATTATCTGTACTTGGGACAACCTTATCTGCAGTTGTAGTATTATCAGGTGCTACTAAAGCATCATCTGTAAATGTGGAGAAGGTTCCTGTCCAATTGGTTGCAAATACTTCAGGGTTGGTAAAGAGGTTTGCTCCTGAAAGAGTTCCAGCAACATTAGATGTAGTTAATCTAGCATTATCAATAATCTTAACATTTGAAGGAGTATTATACCAAGTGTAAGGTAATCCAATTCCTCCAGTAGAAACTTCTGCTTGAGCATTAGAAGTCATACCAGTTAAGAAATCTTGATCTTTCCAAGTACCACCAGTAAATGCACCAACAACTAAGAACTTAGTATCAGAATTATACTCAAGAACCTTAGATGTTCCACCACTACTAGATGAAACTTGTTCACCAACTATAAATGCACCAACAACATCCTTAATTACTATGTCATATGCATGAGAAGAATCAAAAATATCTGTTGATACAGTATCATGAACAATATCATTAACTAAATCTTCTAACCAGTTTGCATAATCTGAATCCCAAGTACCAGCACCAAATTGAGTATTAATGATATTTTGAATCTCTTCTTTATAATATCCAGTATTATAAAGCATATTCTTTCCAGATTTTCTTCCTACTAATCTTGCAGGAGAAAGCATGTTAACTGCAGTAGTTACAAGAGTATTCATTCTCTCTACTACAGCATTAATATTTGTAGGAGAAAGAGCATCTCTAAATGCAGTTTCATCACTATAAACTGCAGCATACTGACCACTTGATAATCCAGTTGAACCCTTATCATATAAGAGATTCTTAATTGCTTTAGCACCAAAATCTTTAATTGATTCTATAGCATATGTTGTTGCCAACAATTCAGTTTCAATATAATCAAGTTGACCAAGTGATGTAATATATTTTTCTATTGCTGAGATAGTGCTATTAGTACCACCAGTTTGTAAGTCAGATATAACACCCAACATAATAAACTTCAGGTCTCTCTTACACTTATTCTGTCCAGGAATGCCTCCAGGATAATTAAATGCTTGGAAGTTTACATTATTCAAAGTATATGTAAATTCTGCTGTTGTTGATCCTACACATTCATCAGCAACATACTGTCTATTAAAGTATAGTCTGTCTGCTGCGATTGCGTAATCAGCATTTGTAGGAGCAATAATATCATTAACAGTAGTGATTAATGTGTCAATAGCAGTTTGAACATTAGCACAATTACCACTACCACTATTATCAGTAATACCCCAATCACCAACAATAATATCATCAGTATTTGTATAGTCTAGATCACCAGTAATTGCCTGTTTCATGTAGAAACCTAGACGCTCATGAGCGTATACAGACTGGAATACTTGTAAACGGATATGTAATAAAATATCATTTGTACCAAGATAGAACTTACCAACATTAACTGTATGGAAGTTACCACCATTCTCAATATCTTTAACAAACTCATTTAAAAGTAATGCTAAGTCTGTCTTACATTGTAAAGTACCTGCACCACTTCCATCAGAGTTTCTAGGCATATCAATAGCAAGATCTGGATATCTAGTAAGCATATCAGCAGATGCTTTATCTACAATAGGACCAGAGTTTGCTCTGATTAATTCTGCAGCATCACGGAATCTATACTGAGTATCAGCATCAATTTGATTTGTGATTATAATATCATTTGTAGCATCATGATATGAAACTGGGAAAGGAACTTCATAGAAAGTATCTACTCTACCACCAAGGAATTCATAAGGAGGAGATACCTTAGTCAAACTACCAAGGTGATCTGTAGGTGTCTCTGCTTTAGCAGCAGTTAAAGTATCCTGAAGAATATTAATAAGGTTTTCAATAGTTGTTTGTACATCAGTACAATCACCAGTATTGTAATTTAATACTGTAATCCAATTAGTTGTCGCAGTATTGACCCATGTATGTACATCCTTAACTTTTTTAACAGCACCAAAATCAGCACTAACGAAAGTGTGTGTAGACTGTGGTGTATAAGAAACAGCATTAGAAGCAGCAGTTACAAATGTATGAGCATAGTCACCACCT